CGGACGTCGGAGCTGATCCTCGCGGCCTCGAGCGCGCGCACCACGATCACCGAGGGGGCCCAACAGCTGAACGGCCTCGCCGGCTCGGGGAGCGGCGTCGCGATCGGGATCGGGGGCAAGATCGCCTCGAGCGCGATCAGCGGGGATGGGACGATCACGATTGGTGGCGACCCGGCGCTGATGGGGACGGCGGGCATCACGGTCGTCCTCACGCCCTCGTGGAACGGGACCGCGAACACGGTGATCTGGTCGTGCGACGTCTCGCCGGTCAAGTACTCGCCGTCGAGCTGCCGGACGGACTAGGCCCGGCAGGCTGGCTCGGGATGAGCGCCTTCCTGTTCGCGGAGGCGCTCGTCATCCCAGAGCCTTGGGGGTGGCCTTGGCTGCTCGCCGCTGTTGTCTGCCAAGGCGCGGCGGTGGGCCTAGGCCACGCCGCAGAAACCGGATATGATCCGCCCTAGCGCACGCGATTCTTCTCCTCCCCTTTCGATCCGTGCGGCTTTCACCTCCTTAGCGGGTTGACGGCGGGGCTTCGGCCCCGCCCCCTTTTCGCGCACTATTGCGCGTTTTCAGTTTCATTTCCTGCAGCAAGTCCCTATAATCCCCCGCGGCGGCTAGGCTTTTCGAGGCGCCCGGGAGGCTCAGGCCGTGCCGGGGCGTAGCGGTTCGGTGCTCGGGGTGACGAGCCTCGGGAGCTGGCCGCCGCCTTCGTACCGGACTCCTCCGTCCCGCCCGCCTCGCCGCGGCCCGGACCTGAGCCTCTCGAACGCGGAGAGGCGGCACTGCGCGACCTAGCCTGCCAGACCGGGAAGCCCTTCCCCGCCTCGCCCGCGACCCTTTCCGTGCGCGCGTGGAGCAGCCTGGTAGCTCGCCAGCCTCATAAGCTGGAGGTCGCAGGTTCAAATCCTGCCGCCGCAACCACCTCCTCCCCGGCGGCCTTTCCCTTCCCGGGCGCATCTTCGCGGACGCGGGCCGCCGGGGCGGGGGTCTAAACCAGAAATGCCAGCCGCCCCCGTTCCCGTCCGTTCCATCTTCCGCGGCTCCCCGGAGTACGCCACCAAGGTCCGCATGGGCATCCGTGCCCACGCGCTCGTCAAACGGCTTTCCGAGCACGCCCTTACCCGGAAAGGTTCCCCGGGTTACGAAGCGGCAATGATGACGCAGGGGCAGATCACGGCCGCGCTCGGCCTGCTCAAGAAGGTCGTCCCCGATCTCCTCGCCGCGCAGATCACCGGCGAGGTGACCGTCGTTCACCAGACCCGCGAGACGCTGCGGGCTGCAATCCTTGGAGAAGCAGAGGATGTCAGCGGACGCACGACGCTGGCGGAAGCAGAAGGCGTCGATCCTTGACCGCATCGGCGACGGCGAGACCAAATGGCTGGACCACTATTGGTCCACGGGGGGTCCCTCCGGTCGACTGCGTGGGAAGATGGTCCCGCATACTCCGTGGTGGAAGGTGGCGCGGGACGACCAGCTGCCGCCACCCGATCTCGAGACAACGAAGCTCATCTGGCTCATCCTTGCAGGCAGGGGGTGGGGCAAGACCAGGACTGGTGCGGAGTGGGCGCATCACAAGGCATATGAGATGCCAGGCTCGCTCGGCGCGCTCATCGCCAAGGATCCGGAGGAGGCCCGCAACGTGATGCTCGAGGGGCCGGCCGGGATCATGGCCACCGCACCGGCGTTTGCCCGGCCGACCTACAACCCCTCGCTCAAGCGCATCACGTGGCCGAACAACACGACCGCGCACGTGTTCTCGGCCGAGGAGCCCGAGGCGCTCCGCGGTCCGCAGCACCATTGGGCATGGGCGGACGAGCCGTTCAAGTGGAAGAACGGCGACAAGGCGTGGGACCAGGTGACCCTTGGACTGCGTCTAGGCGAGCGCCCGCAAGCCTGCCTGACCTCCACCCCGAGGCCGCTGAAGCTCCTCCGGCAACTCCTGGCCGACCCGCTGGTGCATCTCACCCGAGGGAAGACCGAGGACAACATCCGGAACCTCTCGCCGTTCTACGAGGCCCTCGTCGAGCGGCTGAAGGGCACCCGCCTCGGCCGGCAGGAGCTCGAGGCGGCGATCCTGGACGACCACCCGGGGGCGCTGTGGACCTACTCCATGTTCGAACAGGCGGGCTTCCGTCTGGCGAAAGCCCCGCAAGGGGTTGAGCTCGTCCGGGTCGTGATCGGCGTAGACCCGCAGGCCACCTCCATGTCGGCCGAGGACCGGAAGGCCAGGCAGACCGAGGAGGAGGACCGCAGGGCAACCGGCATCGTGGTCGTCGGCAAGGGGTCGGATGGGCGCGGCTACGTGCTGCAGGACGGCACGGTGTCCGGGCGCCCTGAGTTCTGGGCGGCGCAGGCGATTCGGCTCCTCAAGGTGCACAAGGGCGATCGGATCGTGGCCGAGCAGAACCAAGGCGGCGAGATGGTCGATGCGGTGATCCGGGCGCAGGACCGGCACGTTCCGGTGACGCTCGTCCACGCCGCCCGGGGCAAGGTCACGCGCGCGGAGCCGATCTCGCTTCTGTACGAGCGGGGGATCGTCTCCCACGTTGGCTCGTTCCCCGAGATGGAAGACGAGATGTGCACCTACGTTCCCGGGGAGCCGTCGCCGAACCGGATGGACGCGCTCGTGTGGGCGCTGACGGAACTCTTCGGGCGCGATCTGGCGACGCTCGATGATGCGCACGCTTTCGGCGAGCGGGCGAGCATGAGGCAGCGCCCGGACGTTGACCTTTCCGTGGCAGTCGGCGCGGGGGGCTTCGACGACATGAACCTCGGCAACACAGGCATGGGCGGAATGAACCTGTGAAGAAACGCAAGAACGCTCCCCGGTCCGGTGCCGCAGCGCCCTCATTGCGGGCGGCCACTCCTTCCGTTCGCACTCCTCGTCGCGCCAAGGGCAGCGGCAACGGATCCGGGGGGCACCCTATCCTCGTCGGCGTGCGGCCGACGGACGTGAAGCTGAACGCGATCGCAGAGGGCGAGCTGCCGTACAAGCGTCCGCGCAACGGCAACGGCACCTATCCGTACTCGCCCGCGCGTCAGCCGGAGCGGAAAGTATCGCTCTTCGAGGAGGTCGCCTACGCCGATCCGTACCGCCTCTTCCCCACCAGCGTCGGCGGACAGGGGTCCACCTACGCGTACAACCCGGGCATCCTCGTCTCGCGCAAAGGCTACTTCACCATCGACGAGATGCGCCGCGACGAGCAGGTGAAGGCGGCACTCACGTTCAAGAAGCAGGCGGTGATCGCCGCCGGCTGGGCGGTCGATCCGCCAGAGGGCGCGGAGGACGACGGCGAGGTCGACGAGATCACGCAGTTCGTTCGCGACAACCTCCAGGGGATGGACGGCTCGTTCGAGCGCACGCTGCTCGAGATCCTGACCGCGCTGGACTACGGCTTCTCGATCGCGGAGCGGGTCTATGAGCAGCGAGACGACAAGCGCATCTGGCTGAAGGCGCTGAAGGTCCGCAGGCCGCACACCTTCGAGTTCGCGCAGGACGCTTTCGGCAACGTCACCGGGCTGCGGCAGCAGAACCGCGAGCTGCCGTTCGAGAAGTTCGTCGTGTACTCCTACGATTACGAGTTCTCGAATCCGTACGGCCGCTCGGATCTCGAGGCGTGCTACCGCGCGTGGTGGACGAAGCGCAACGCCTACATGTGGATGGCGATGCTGCTCGAGCGGCTCGGCATTCCGCCGATCTTCGTGCTCTACAACCCGAACGACTACGGCAACCCGGAGCGGCAGGTGCTCCAGCGGATCATGCAGAACTTGCAGTCCGGCACCGTGGGCCTCTTCCCGCGCCCGAACGAGGACAGCGCGGAGTTCTTCTCGCCCGAGCTGGCGGGGCAAGTATCGAGCGTGTTCCTGCCGGCGATGGAGAAGTTCGACCAGGACATCTCGCGCGGCCTGCTGATGCCGGGCCTGATGGGGATGACTGCGGACGACAAGCAGGGGTCGCTCGCCCGCTCGCGCGTTCACTTCGACGTCTTCATGCTGGTGCTGGAGCGCATCCGCACGGAGGTGCAGGAGCGGGTGATGCAGGAGCAGGTGATCAAGCCGCTGGTGGAGTTGAACTTCGGCGCGGTCGACGAGGACGCGCTGCCGCGGTTCAAGTTCCTGCCGATCACCGACGAGAAGACCGCCGAGCTGATCGACAAATGGATCGCGCTCGTGAACGGGAAGGTGGTGCTGCCGACCGACGAGGACGAGCGGTTCATCCGGCAGGCGATGGAGTTCCCGGAGTTCAATCCTGACTCGGCCGCGGAGCGCGTGGAGCGCGCGAACGAGCAGATGATCGAGTCCGAGCAGGCGAAGATGGACGCGGGCCTCTCGCCGGTCGGCGCGGTCGGGCAGGCGCCGAAGGTGCCGCCGAGCGAGAAGAAGATGTCCCTCACCGACGAGCAGTTCGAGCGGCTCCTCGCCGACTTGAGGCGCGCGTGACGCAGCTTTCCGAGCTCGGGATACGGCTGGAAACTTTCTCGCCGGTCGTCTATTCCGCGACGCAGTTGACGCGCTGGTGGTGCGCGCTCAATCGCAGCGAATGGCCGGAGGACTTCCCGTGCAGGGAGCCTGCGGTGCTGCGGCAGGAGACGCTATGGGCGCACATGACGCTGATCGAGGCGCATCTCGGGCGGAGGAAATGCCTCGCACAGTGGAACGCGGAACGTGGCGTCCACGCGAAGGAGTTCAACGAGTGGTGGGAACGGCGTGGCAGGGCGCTGCTCGGCGTGCGGTTCTTCGCCAAGGGAGGGACGACGCTTTGAGGTGGTGGCTCGTCGGGATCTTGATGGTCATCGCCGCGCTATACGCGTGGGACCACTACACGCGGAAGGGGGTGACGGTGGACCTCGTCATCCCTCAGAACGCGAGATGAGCGCGACCGCGTATCTCGGCGAGGTGCTGAGACGCTTCGCGCTGACGCCATCGCAGCGTGACCGGCTCTCTACCTTCGCGGACGTGTCGCGGCTACGGGACTTCGACCTTGTATCGCAGCGCCTCGAGGATGTCGACCGCGAGTCGATCATCGAGTTGTCGGATGCGATGTCTGTCGCGCGCGACGAGTTCATCGCGTTCGTGGAGCGTGCGCTCTCCCGCTCGCCAGACTCTCCGGAGTGGGTGAACGCGCTCGAGTTCGATCCGGGCGCGGAGTTCTCAGCGGCCATCGAGCGAATGCTTCACCGCGGGTGGTCGCAGGGGTCGGACATCGTCTGGGAGCGGCGGTACAAGGAGGGGATGCCGGAGATCGGCGAGTTCCCGCAGTCCGCATTGCGGTACTTCCGAACGAAGCGGTTCTGGATCACGGGCCTCGTGAGCCGCGATCTCACGCGCGAGGCGCAGGCGATCATTCTCCAGGCGATGAAGTCAGGGGAGCCGTTGAATCGCACAGTCGCGAAGCTCCACGACGCGTTCGGTCCGTACGTCGCGCGGCTTGGCGATACGAGCGAGCAGGTCGGCGCGCGGCTGCGGACGATCGTTCGGACGAACGTCACTGATGCGTACAACCAGGGCGTTCTCGTCGATATGCGTTCGCCGGAGATGCGCGGCATCGTGAAGGCGATCGAGTACGTCGCGATCCTCGACGAGCGCACGACGCCGCTGTGCGAATACCTTGACGGCACGTGGTTCAGGATCGGAGACAAGCGGCTGGACGCGCTGAACCCGCCGAATCACTTCAATTGCAGGTCGGTGCTCTCCCCGGTGATCGAGGGCCAGAGCAAGGGGCCGAAGGGCTACCTAACGGCGGCGAAGTTCCGGCGCGCGCTGGCGATGATTCCGCCTGGATTCGGAGGGACGAGATGATCCACACGCAGACGAATACTTACTGGCCGAAGGTCACGTAAAGGAGAGAGAACGAAGATGATGATTCAGATGAAGCTGATGTCCT